GTTCTTTTAAACTCTGCCATGGAAAAACTTTCCGGAAAATCTCATTTTTGCGAGATATATTCCGAAGGTTTTGTCATTGAGACAGAACATCCTGGTGTGCATTCTCTTATGCGATATGAAGATATTACACCTCTCTACTCTTATGGTAAGTTGCCTGGTTCTGTTCATGTTAACAATAATTCTAAGGTTCAATATACTCCATTTGCTCGTGAATTCGAACAAATAGTTGATGATTGTATAGAAGACGAAGATGGTGTCCCCAAAATGGGAAGACCTATGATGAAAGGTCGTTTTATTGACGGAGAATGGGTCAGTCCATACAATGTTGGTATACGCAAGTTTTCAAAGAGTAGAAGAGGACTCGATAGAGATGTTTTGACTTCTATTATCGATGATAATTTCAACCGTATCACGTCTCATATAGGTCCGAGGAAGTTGGATCCGTTAACTGTTGAAGCTGCTATAAATGGAGTAAATGAAGATTGTTATCTTAGGGCTATGAATGCAAATACCTCTAGTGGTTTTGGGTTTGATGGGAAGAAGACTGAACATATTCCCTTAGTCCAAGAGTTTACTGACTCTCAGCTTAGGGAACCTGTTGGTGATCTTAAGAAAAAACTCGCTGACATAATTAAGTGTTATGAAGGGAAGAGAAATTTTCATCCTATTTACACTGGTTGTCTCAAAGACGAGGTACGTTCTATGGCCAAATGTAAGAGCGGAGGAACTCGATTGTTTTTCATTGGTCCTCTAGATTTTCTCATAGTCTCCAGAATGTATTTGGCTCCAATTTTGACACTTCTAAACGAATTTAGTGATTTGTTTGATTGTTCTGTTGGAGTAAATATTGTACAGAAGGCTAGAGATTATGCTAAGAATCTACTCGGTTCTATTATATCGGGTGATTTTAAAGATTATGATTCTACTGTTCCACCTGATGTTCGCCATTCAGTTAATACTCTTATAATCAAACTCGCTACCTTCTTTGGATATAATGATCATGCTGTTCTTATATTGACTGGTATTTTATCTGATGTTTTACACCCAATAATATGCATAAACAAAGAATTGTTCCGCACTTGTGGCGCTACCATTTCCGGTATGTACGGTACGACTGAACTCAATTGTTTAAGCACTAGTTTTAGTTTTCAATACATTTTCAAAATGAAATATCCTGTTTTGACTTTCCAGGATTATGTTTATCTTCGTTGTAATGGCGACGATTCCATAGCACAGTCAGACGATGAGATCTCATTTGATATGTATTATTGTGAGAAGG